TACAAACGTACAGGCTCAACCAAATGCGATTGGTAATTCTAGTATTATCAATCAGAATATGAATGTTAATAATGGAATGACAGGTAAGTTGCAGTTTGGAAATCTAGTATGTAGCCAACCAACTATGGCATTTACACCTTTTTATACAGGTAATGATGCAGAGAATCCTAGTAGTGAAACTTATAGTATCAATGAAGGATGGGGATTTCAGATGAGTTTTATGGTTCCTTTAGGAACTAATAACGAAACGTGTTCGGAGTTAGCCAAAGTAAAGCTAGACTTAGCCATAGAAGAATTAGACAAGCAAGTGCATGATAAGCAATTAGTGAGAGTTTTAAAGTGTTCACAACTTCACGCTGCTGGTTATATGATCAATCCTAAATCGAAGTATGCTTATATCTGCAATGACGTAATAAATATTAGAAGTTATGTAAAAGCTAATCCTTCTTTGTTTGAAAATCCTTCACCTCTTTCTTCAGAACCTTAGTAAATATTTTCTTAGATGTTTTCTTTATAAAAGCTAATACAGATTGCATGGCGATACCACCTGCCACGCTTACTACTGACGCAGTACCAGCAGCGATCACAGAGGAAGCAATTACTTCAGGCGATGGAATTGGCATCTCCCCAAAAAAAGGTATATTAAAAGTACCTACAGTTTCTAATGAAGTATTTTCTAAGTTTTGTGGGAGGTTCGTTGGTATCACTTCTTGCTTTATACCTGTTACTTCCTCGTCTTGCTCCTTTTCTTTTGAAGAAGTATCTGCCTTCTCTTCTGCCAAACCCGATTGAACTTGTTCCAGACTCGGTAAAAGAACTGGGTCTAGATAAGGTACTTCCGCTACAGGTGGATAAAAAATTGTTTTAGGTGGATTGAGTATATAGTTTGTATCTGGTAAGGTTGGATAAATTATTTCGTCCATATTATGAGAGAAGCTTTTGCTAAAGCCTTAGTGCCTGTCACCATAATAACTTTTGCAGGGATTTGTGCATTAGCACCTCTTTATATCACTATGTCTATGATGACTAGACAAATGGAAAAAATAAACTAATTTTGTTATACTTTAATTAACTTCACTTCCATTTTGACTTTTAGCGGAGTTAATTTGTAAGTTAAAAGTGCCAGATACGTCTGACAACACTTTTACGTCATGGATAAGAAGTCTGTAAACCTTTACTATTACTAGAAAAATGGCTAATGCCACCGTTTCAAGGCTCGGTCTTGTAAACAATAGTGGAACAGGCTTTGATGCTCTGTTTCTTAAAACGTTTTCGGGTGAGATCCTAACTTCGTTTGCTGAAAATAATATTTTCAACGAAGCGATGCACACAGTTCGCCAAATCGAAAGCGGAAAATCAGCACAGTTTCCAGTTTTAGGAACTGCGACTGCGGCTTATCATACCGTTGGCACACCTTTGGTTGGAGCAAACCAAATCAAAGCTAATGAAAAGATCATAAACATTGATGATCTATTGATATCACAGGCTTTTGTGGCAGATATCGACAGTCTCAAGAACCATTATGATGTTAGACAAACCTATAGTTCCGAATTGGGAAAGGCTTTAGCCCGAACATACGATCAGAACGTTGCAAAGGTTATTTGTAATGCTTCTAGAGCTTCTACTACTCTTAGTGGTGGTAACGGAGGTATTGTTCTAACTCTTGCTTCTGGTAATACTGCGTCAGCAAACGTTACTGGTGATGAGTTAGCAGCAGCTATCTACGATATAGCTCAGACATTTGATGAGAGAGACATTCCTACTACAGATAGATTTGTAGTTTTACCACCTGCTGAGTATTACAAACTTGCAGAGTCAGCAACTAGAACAATAGACGTTGACTTCAACCCAGGCGGTAACGGTTCATTTGCATCAGGTAGAGTTCAGCAAATTGCTGGTATGCCTGTAATGATGAGCAACAACGTTCCTCAATCAAACGTAGGTTCTGAAGTTACTGGTACAAACAACAGTTATGCAGGTGACGATAGTAAAACTATTGGTTTAGTTTTCCATAAGTCGGCTGTAGGTACTGTTAAGTTAATGGATATGACTACTGAAATCTCTGGTTCTGACTATGGATTGATGTATCAAGGTACATTAATGGTTGCTAAGTATGCTCTTGGTCATGGAATCCTAAGACCAGAAGCAGCAGCAACAATTAAATTATCTGCTTCCTAATTTACAAAAATGGGGTATCTTATTAGTAGATACCCTTTTTTTTATGGCTCCGATGGGCAAAGGTACTTACGGAAGTAAGGTAGGTAGACCTAAGAAAGCAAAAACTACTGCTAAAAAGAAAAAAACTACTAAAAAATCTAAAAAAATGTAGCCATGCCTAAAAAGAAACTTGGTTTATATGCAAACATCCATGCAAAAAGAAAGCGTATAAAAGCTGGAAGTGGTGAAAAAATGAGGAAGCCAGGTAGTAAAGGTTCTCCGACAGCAGCAAACTTCAAGAGAGCGGCTAAGACTGCTAAAAAAAGATGACAGTAGCAGCTACGACAGAATTAGAAGCTATTAACGTAATGTTAAGTGCGGTAGGAGAAGCACCTATAAACTCTCTTACAGGCACGTTACCAGTTGATGCAAGACAAGCACAAAGTTTTCTTAATGAAGCTAGTAAAGAAATACAAAGTGAAGGGTGGTCATTTAATTATGAATATGATGTAGTTCTTACTAGGGATGCAGGTAATAGTATTGCGTTACCAACAAGTGCTTTACGTGTAGATGTAAGCGTTGCAAATCATCCTGATATAGATCCTGTTCAAAGAGGGCTAAAATTATATGATAGAAAAAACCATACATTTTCTTTTACAGAAGATCTAAAAGCTGAAATAGTATATTTTTTAGCATTTGATGAATTACCAGAACCAGCTAGAAGATATATAAATTTAAAAGCTGCAAGAGTATTTATAGATAGAGTTTTAGGTGATGATGGATTACGTGGATATACACAACAAGACGAAATAAGAGCTAGGGCAGTATTGTTAGATTCTGACGCTAGTATTGCAGATCATAATGTTCTTACAGGAGATCCAGCGATCTCAGGTAGATTTGGTACATTTATGCCAAGTAAAGCATTAATTAGGTAACTATGGGACTTGTATCTAGAGCTATACCTACTTTATTAAGAGGTATTTCACAAGCCGCTGATGCTACAAAACAAGCTGACCATGCAGATTTACAAGACAATGCAAACAGTAGTCCAGTACAAGGATTAACAAAACGTAGTGGCTCACAATTTGTTACTTCTATTAGCACATCTACATTAGGTAATGTTCATGTACAAACTATTAATAGAGACACAACAGAAAGATATATAGCAATATTTAGTAATGGGAATGTAAAAGTCTATGAGTTAGACGGTACAGAAAAAACTGTAAACAAACCTGATGGTACAACATATTTAAATACATCTAATCCAAGAGATCAAATAAAAACAGTAACGATTGCTGATTTTACTTTTGTTGTAAATACATCTGTAACTGCTGCTATGGACAGTAGTTTGTCTCCTGGCAATATCACCCAAGCTGTTGTATTTGTAAATCAAGTCTCAGATAAGACTACTTATACACTTACTGTAGACGGCACTACAGCAACTAAAGATACGTCAAGTGATAGTACACTAAGTACGACTACTGTTGCTACAGCTTTACGAACAGGATTATCAGGTCTGTCTGGTTTTACGATTACGCAAAATGGTGCTGTTTTACGTATCAAAAAGAATGATGGTTCTAATTTTTCTATAGATGGTACTGATACTCAAGGTAATTCACACCTTACTGTAGTTAAAGACTCAGTACAAAGATTTACAGATTTACCAACAGTTTCACCTCATGGTTATGTAGTAGAAGTAAAAGGTGATGAAACAACAAACTTTGATAATTACTATGTAAAATTTGTAGCTAATAACAGTACTGTAGATGGCACGTTAGAAGAAGGACAATGGGAAGAAACTGTAGAAGCTGGTATAAATTTTAAATTTGATTATGGTACTATGCCACATGTTTTAATACGTCAGGCAGATGGTAATTTTAGATTTGCAAGGGTAGATGGAGATACATATACAATTAGCGGAACTGATTTTACATTGCCGAAATGGGGAGAAAGAACTGTAGGTGATTTAGAGTCAGCACCTAGCCCTTCTTTTATAGGTACAAATATAAATAATGTATTTTTCTTTAGAAATAGATTAGGTTTTCTTGCAGATGACAACGTAGTTTTATCGAGAGTATCAGAGTTTTTTAATTTCTTTCCAGAAACAGTTTTAACTGTTGTAGATTCAGATCCTATTGACGTAGCTGCATCACATACAAAAGTAGCAATTTTAAAAAATGCAGTCACTATGGGAGAACAATTAATATTGTTTTCAGATCAAACGCAATTTGTATTAGCCAGTTCATCAGATTCTTTAACACCAAAATCAGCAAACGTTATAGTTGCAACAGAGTTTGAGAGTAGTGATCTTGTCGCACCTGTAGGTTCTGGTAGTTCTATATATTATCTAACAGATAAAGGACAGTTTGCAGGTGTAAGAGAGTATATAACACAAGAAAATGCAGCAATAAAAGATGCAGCAAACATAACCATACATGTACCAAGACTTATACCAGCGAATATATTTAAGTTTGCAGTATCTACTAATGAAGATGTATTGGTATTACTAGGTTCTGATAACCCTAATAAGTTGTATGTAAATAGATGGTTAATAGGAGATAACAATAGAAAGATATTAAACTCTTGGTCTACATACACCTTTAATGCAAGTAGAAGTATAAAAAATATTGATTTTATTGGAACAGATATGTTTATTGTTTTTGAAGAAGCAAATAAAGTTACTCTAGAAAAAATACCATTTGAAGCAAACTTTAGAGAAACCTATGCAGATTTTGAATATCATTTAGATCACAAGGTTACAGAAGCGACTACTGGTGTAAGTGTTTCATATAACTCAGGTACAGATGTTTCTACATTTACAGTTCCTTATAGGTTAAGAGCAAAAATGACGGTAGTAGGTAGGTATCTTAATACAGGAGAAACAAGCACGTTTGTAGATACACAAGGCAATACAAAAACATTAAAGCCTGGACAAGTTTTATTAACTGCGAATGCTACAGATGGATCTACTTCTACAATTACAATTAGTGGCGATTATAGAAATAGTAAATTTATAATTGGTGAATCATACGAAATGCACTATAGATTTAGTACGCAAAGACTTACACAAAGTAGCGGTGGTTCTAACCAAGGAGAAGTAATTAGTGGTCGATTACAATTACGTAACTTTTACCTTAAATTTGAAGATACTGGTTTTTTTAAAGTAGAAGTCACACCACAAAATAGAGATACAAGTATTCATAAGTTTACTGGTAGATTTTTAGGAGCAGCTTCTAGTTCTATAGGAAGTATTAATTTAGAAACAGGTACATTTAAATTTCCTGTTATGAGTAGAGCAGATAGAGTTACTATAGATGTTAAAAATGACACCTTTTTACCTACACAATTAGCAAGTGCAGAATACGAAGCACAGTTTCATGTAAGAAGTAGGAGGATCTAATGGGATATTTACGAAAGTCTAATAATAAAGATTTAGATCATGTTATAAACAATATGAGGGTAATAGATAAAATAGAAGCATATTATCAAAGTGGTCAAAGTCCAGAAGATGCAGTAGCTTATAGTTATTTAAATAGTAGTATCACAATGACAGTTGCAGGTGATAAAGATCAACCTATGGGATTATGTGGTGTTGCACAAGATAAATGTATATGGTTTGTAGCTACTGATGAGTTATATGAAACCAAAAAATATAGAATACAACTTATTAGAAAAGGTAAGGAATGGGTAGATAGTTTATTAAAAAACCACGATTATTTATATAATTATGTTTATAAAGAAAATACAAATGCTATCAAGTGGTTAAGGTCTATGAATTTTAATTTTATAAATTTACATAAAGAGTTTGGTTATCAGAAACAACCATTTTATGAATTTATGAGGATAGTATAATGTGTGTTTTTGCTGCACCTGCTGTTGCTGGAGGTTTAGGCGGTGCTGGTTTGTTTTCTGCTGGTGCTGCTAGTGGACTTAGTTTTGGTGCTGCTGCTGCATTACCATCTTTAGGTGCTGCCGCTGCAATTCCTACATTTGCTGCACCTGGACTTTTTGCTGCTGGTGCTGCTAGTGCTATACCTTTTGCTACTGGTATAACTGCAAGTAGTAGTTTTTTAGGATTAGGTGCTGCTGCAAAACCATTCTTAGGAAGGCAAGCTTTAAATTTAGGAACAAATATATTTAAAGGTATTAGTCAAAGAAGAATTGCAAATCAACAAGCACAGTACGCATATGAAGCTGCAAGACGAGGTGCGGAAGCTGCTGATCTTGCGTTTTCTAGAGAAGTAGAAGCTACAGCAGCTAGATTAAAAGAAGAAAAAGCTAGTGCTGCACAACAAAAACTAACAGCTACTATAAAAGGCATTAGAGCTAGGGCAGCAGTTAGGGCAACAGAAAGATCAGGTCTTACAATAGATTTATTATTACAGGATGCAGAAAACCAAGCTGCTAACCTAAGAGAAGCAATAGCACAAACTATGGAAACACAGACAAGGCAATATTCTAGGGATGTACAAGCATTTGAAGCAAAGAGAGATAGTAGGAGAAATCAACAAGTAGACTTACAAAATCAAGCATATGTAAATGCACAGAAAGCACCTACGCTTTTAGATACGATTGCACAAACAGCAAATCAAGGTCTAATGGACTACACAACCCTTAAGGCATTAGCATGACAGACTCTTACATAGGAACAGAATTTAAATCTGGTACAAGACCTAGAGATACTTTTGTACAACAAAGCAAGATTGCACCTGTAAATACACAAGATGCTATAGGTCAACTTGCTAGTGCATTATCAACAATAAATCCAGGACTAAATAAATTAATAGAACAGGATATAAAAGAAAAGATTGCAGAAGATCAAGCAGAAGGACAACGAATGGCAATAGAAGAAACTGTAGATAGTGGTGGTTTTTTAGATGTTGTAGATAACTATAGAAAAACAAATGGTGATGTAGCTGCAAATAATTTGATTGGTGGAAGCATGTTTATACAAGGTCAATACGAAAGAACAAAAGCAAAACTAGGTCAACAGTCTCTTAAAAACGCATTAGATAATGGATATACAAATACATTACTGCCATTTGTAGATCCAGAAACAGGAGAGACAATACAAAAGCCTATAAACTCTTTTGCACCTAATGATCCTGTAGTCCAGGCTTGGAGGGATGGCATAGTAAAAAAACATACAGATAAGTTAGATGATGTCAGACCAGCTTTCCTTAACAAGCATTTTTATCCAAAGATGCAAGAACATGTTTTTAACAATGCAAATCATCATATAAAAGAAAACAGAAAATATAAAATTACACGAATACAAACACAGTCAACGCAAGTAGTTACAGCATTTGCAGCTACGTATTCTAAATATAGAGACATTCAACCTTATACAGATTTAGAGTTAGAACAAATAGAAGATGGAACTTTTGTTGGTGATGTAGATCCTAACCGTAAAGCATATGCAGAGTCATTACAAATAGTAGAAGATTATGCAACAGGACTTAGGAATTTAGGTCTTACAGGTACTAATGCAAAAACAACGTTTGATATTATATCTAAATCTATTATTAATAATGCAAAAATATTAGCAAGTAGTGGTAATCCAGCAGACCAACAAGTAGCTAGAGACTTTCCTGTAAAAATGGCAAGTCTTATAAGATATGGCAATGATGGTGGTACGTTAGTAAATCATCCAGAGTTTAAAGAAGAGTATGCAAAATTTCAATATAATTTTGATGATTCTGCTAGAAAAAGAATAGAAGGCAGACAGAAGTTAGGTAATACGTTTGCTAATGTTGAATTTAATAAAGACATGGAAAACATATGGTACAACACAGAAGAGGTAAACGGTAAAACTGTTATTACTACAAGATCAAGAGAAGAAGTACAAAATCAATTTGCAAAATTACAAACAAAATACAGAACTATTATTGATAAGGTAAACGAAAGAGGTTATGCAGATAATATCGAACTTAAAACAGATCTAGAAAAATTAAAACAATACATGAGTTATGGTTTTGGTTCACAAGATACAGGTGTTTTATACCAATTATTAGCTGAGATACAAGCAAATCATCCTACATTAGATGATAAAGCATACGGAATGATAGACAAAGTAAGAGGAGATATAGCAAAGCATAAGACTATTGCAGACCGTATAGAAGATACAAGAACAGATATATATAAAATTACTAATCCTTATTTTGGTGTTTTAGGTCTAGGTCAATATGGTTCTAATTTTGAACAAAAAAAGATTAATCAATTTACAATACAGACTGATAAATTATTAAGGCAATATTATTACAGTCGTTTGCAAGTAAAAAAAGATGATGACGGAGCATATTTTTATGGACATGATGCTGTTGATTTTGATACTTTCAAGCAAAACATTATAATTTCAGCACAAGTAGCAACAGGTAATCTTAGCTTTGCAGAAGCACAAAAAATACCTGGATTTGTGTATATGTATGACGTTACAAAAATTCCTATTCCAAATACATCTTTTGCTGCAACAGATAAGCAAGGTATAGAAAGCGTTATTTCACCAGGAGAAGAAGATATAAAAACAAGAATCCCACAGTTTACAGGAGTAGGATCTAACACTATAAGAGATCAAAATACAGCTAATATTCGAGATCAAAAAGGTCTTACATTAAATCCAGAAGCAAGTAAAAAAGAAGGGAGAGCAGTATTTGATAACCAAACAAGATCAAATGATAACGTAGATGGTACGTTTGACGATAACCAAACTACTGAAATACAAAACGACAATAGTGAAATAAATGAAGTTGTGAATAATGGAGAGAATGTAGAAGTAGAAACTAATTTAGATGTAGAAGTAGAACCAGTAGATACAAACAATGCGAACAGGGTGTCTGGTGCAGTATTGAAAAAACTTATAGATAATGGAGTTGTTACTCTTAGTGCTGGTAGTTATGTAGATGATGACGGCAATGTATATATGCCAAATGAGCCTATAACAGTAGAAACAAAAGTAGGAAACAAACCATTAATAGAAAATAACAAAAACGTATTTGAACAAGATCCTGTAGATGAAGATGGTTATATAAAGAATATTTCGCAGTCAGTATTTGAAAGATTACAACAACAAAAACTTATAAAACCAGTAGAAAAAAATGGTAAAACATTCTATGAAAATGTAATGTCAGGTGAAATGTACCAGCTTGCAACACCTCTACAAACTAACAATGTACAATCAGACATACCTAGCGAAGTAGAAACTGCACCTGGTTTTGATATAAATGACATACAAAATAGTTCACAAAAAGACCCTGCAGTAGGAAGTCTCATTAGACAAGAAGATATAGATAATGAGAAAAAAAGAGATTTATATGATAGTAAATCAATAAAATATACTGTTAAATCAGGAGATAATTTATCTGTAATAGGTAATAGATATAATGTTACAGCAGAACAAATTATGGATAGAAATAATTTAACAACAGATGTAATACAACCAAATCAAATATTAGAAATACCATATAATCCTGTTAATGAAAAATTTGATTTTAAATCTAAAAACATCAAAAAATTTAAAGATTTTGGAGGTTTAGCAAAATTAGTAAGAGGAGGTGAAAGTAGTGATAGATATAATATTGTTAATGATGGCACTACTGATTCAGCAAGAATAATAAATAATTTAGAAAACATGACTATCAATGAAATAATGGCAATGCAAGATCGTAAAGAAGTTAATGCTGTAGGTGCATATCAATTTATAGGCTCAACATTAAAAGAAGTCTTACCAATAGCAGGGCTTACAGGAAATGAGAAGTTTAGCAAAGATGTACAAGATCGTTTGTTCTGGGCTATTGTTGTAAATAGTAAATATAGAATAGATTTAGAAGATTATTTGTTTGGTTTATCAGATGATGTAGCAAGTGCTGTAGATGATTTAGGATTAATATTTGCCGCAGTTAAGAAATCAGACGGAACTGGCCAGCATGATGATGACGCAGGTAGAAATAAAGCTAATATAGATTATAAATTAACTGTAACAGCATTGCAAAATGCACGTAAACAATTATTAGGTCAATAATGACTAACTCAAACCCAAACTTTAACCCTAATATAGACGAAACAGATTCAACAGAATCTAATATACCCCCTATTGAAGAGTTAGTTGAAGATAACAAACAAAATATAGAACTAAATAGTTTACAGACAGAAGGTACAGACCCTAAAGGTAAAGCTATAAAAAACAGAAGAGGTAGAACTATAGGATATGAAAATGATACAGAGGAAGGTTTTGATAAAGACGCGTTTTTAGATTACAAAAACAACAATTATTCAAATCCACAAATAGGTAGGTCTGTTGTAAGAAATAATGAGTCAGATGTTGTAAGAGGTGAATTTAATCAAAAAGATTTATTTGCAGAATTTGAACAAAACATACGACCTTTATCTATATTAGAAAAAACTTTTCCTAGTAATTTACGTTTTCAATTAACACAAGAGGAAAGAAATAAATTTGCTGTAAGAAAAGAAGATGGAACTATAGATCATGCAGCTACAGATAGAAAATTTACAACATTAGGAGAAAATAAATATGCAAGAGCATCAGTAGCAGGTGTAGCAAACATACCAAATGAGTTATATAAAATAGGTCGATATATAGGTGGAGACAGAACACCAGATAATTTATATTCTTTACAAGAATTAGGTTTAGAATTAGAAGATGACAAAGATGATTTTGCTTATCAAACTACAAAATTCTTAGCAGGGTTTTTATTGCCATACGCAGGTCTAAGTAAGACAGGAAAGGTTCTTAGCGGTTGGAAAATGTTAAAAGGTGTAAATGGTCTAGGACTTGCTAACCCTGCCTTCAGATCCTTTGTAGCAGGTAGTGTTGCAGAGACTATAGCTATAGATGCTTATGACGAAAACTTTTTTAATTTTCTTATAGATATAGATACACCATATTTAGATTTTGCAAAACCTTTTTTTGAAGTTTTAGCTGCTGATGACACAAGAACAGAAGATTTAGGTATAGCAAAATTAAGACAGTTTTTAGCAGGTGGTGTGTTTGGAGAGGTTTTAGGTTACGGAGGATCTAAGGTTGCACAAAAACTTATATTAGAACCTATTGGTTATGGAGCTAGAGCAACAGGTAACGGTGCTTTATTTTTAGCAGATCAAGGTAGTCAGGTTATAAGAAGAACTATGGATGAATTTATGCCACCTACTATTTTAAGTCGAGAGCAAATAAGAAGTAGAGGTTTACAACTTTTAAAAGATATCAAAGCAAATCCAAATCGACTACCTTTTTTTAGAAAACAAATAGATATTCTTAATAACGCAAATGTTACTGAAACTGCTGGCTTTATTCCAAAAGAAATGGCAGATGAAATGACAGAACTAGATAGAGTTGGAAAAAGGGTAGAAGATTTAATTATAAGAGGTGATCTTGTATATACAGAAGGTTCATTAGGTTTTGAACCTGATGCTGATTCAGCGGAATATTACACACAAAAGATATTTCAAGAACTTAGCGAAGGTACATTAAATAATCAACGTTTAGACGATCTTTTAAGACAACAACCTTTACTAACTTTTAGACAAAGTAAAGAACAATCATTTACAAGAGTATCAGAACGTATAGAAGGATTACGTAGCTATAGAGGTATAGAACGTACAGAAAGGTATCTTAATAATTTAGCTAGAGACAGAGTTATAGGTTTAGAAGAAGTAGATGAGATCAGAGATTTTCTTAATTTTATAGGTAGAGAAGCCTTTGACGATATTGTTTTAGAACAAGATGCGACTTTAAGTAGAGCAACTTTAGGTAATTATAATTTCAATAAATCACTTATAAAACTTAGAAATACAACAATTCAAGAAGGTCGGATGAGTGAAGTACTTATACATGAGCTATGGCATAGTCTTAGTAGAAACTTACCTAAAAAGGAATTAAGAAAACTTACAGGAGAGTTTGCTAGATCCAGAAATAAGTTTTTACAGACACATGAATCTGGTAAACGAGCATTTTTAGCAAAAACAAGTATTCAAGAAATGCAAGTTATAAAAAATTTAGAAGCATTTTCTGATCCTACAAGAATGACAAAACCTATAAAAGTTAATGAAACTAATTTCAATAGATTAGCGTCAAGGTACTACGATAAAGAATTTAAATTTGTAGGTGATAGTTATCAGTTTTTAAATATTGATGAATTTTTTGCAGTTAATATGACAAAAATGTTTGAAGATTATGCACTTGAGTTAGAAACATTAGCACCAAGAGGAACATTTAAATACATAACACAGATAGTTTCAGAAATGTTTAGAGATACATTGGCAAGTATTAGGTCTGTACTTGGATTAGAGCAAACAAAAAATATATTTAATATGTATAAGAGAAGAATGTTTAAGCAAAGACTTAGTAATTATCCTTTAGAGTTTCGTAACTTAGAGAAAATGCCAACAGAGTTGGAAGCAACTCTTAATGCAAAAATGCCAGGAGACAAAGGATTTAAAAGACAAAGAATAAAAGCTAGATTTAATCGTAGGTTGTACGGTGACGGTCAAGAAATAACAATAGCTGAAAGGATTGCAGATAATTTATTAGATCTAGATCCTAAAGCACCTTTTAGGATGACGCATGCAGAAACTATAGGGTATGCACATGGCGAACTACCAGAGCATGTATATAAAGACATAGTGGCTGCTGCTGGTGCTATGAATACAGGCAACCCAACAAAAAGGTTAAGAGTTAAATTATTAAGAGCCTTAAATTTACAAAAAGAAATTCTAGGTAATATGAAAATTAATATACCTGAGTTAGAGAAATACGCACTTACAGGATCACAAATACCACAAGAAATAATAGACGAGGTTGCTTTAGATACTTATCGTTGGATTAAATTTAATACACCTACCAAGAAAGTTGTAAGTGAAGTCTCAGGTACTTTAGATGCAATAAAATTAGTAGGACAAGAACCATCAGAAGGTGCTATATCTACAAAATTAGGTAGAAGGAAAAAAAATACTTTATCTAAAGGAAATATAAAAAATCAAGTAGCAGGTACTTTAAAAAGAATAGAAGAAGAAGAGTTATTACCAAAGCCAGAAGAAATAGCAAAAGCTATTAGTGATATGCAAAACAATGGTGATGTTGAAGGCATATTGACATATGCAAGAAGAATGATGATACTGGCAGATGATCCTAAACAAGCTGGTCGATTTATAGCAAAAGCACCTTTAACACAGGCATTATTTAAAACTGGCAGTATTGCTAACGAATTGTTTATTAATAGTATTTTATCTGCACCAGAAACACAGATAGTAAACACTATAGGTTCTTTATTTAACGTTGCTCTTGCACCTGTAGATTTATTTTTAGGTAGTGGTATAGGTGACGCTGCATTGAAAGGTAGAGCTATAAAAGAGTTTACAGCAATGTTTTCTACCCTAGAACAAAGTTTTATATTGGCAGGTAAGGCTCTTAGAGGTGGAGAAAGTATTATAGATCCACATCATATGCTTGGTGTACAAGATGGGATGAGAGGTAGAGGTAGATATGCTATGCAGTTTGAAAATGAAATGAGTAATCCATTTATTGCAAGTATTAATTTACTTGGTTCGATTGCAAGATTACCTTCTAGATTTCTTATTGCAGGTGATGAACTTATAAAAAACGTTGCATTTAGAAGTCATGTAACAGGAGAATTTTATGAGCAAGCCTACAGGCAAGGTTTAAAGGGTGATGCTATGAAGAAATACATACAAGAAAAAACAAGTAGAGTATTTGATATTGTAGAAAAACATAAGTTTAGTGCAGATAAAAAGAACAAAGATATTTTAGAAGCATATTTAAGAGGTATAGATTTTGCACAAGACAAGACATTTACATCACAAATAGGTGGTAGTGGTATTACAGGTCTAGGTGGAGGTAAGTTTACAAATGATGTAGCAACAATAATGAAGCATCCAGTAATGAAACCTATAGCACCTTTTGTTACTACACCAGTAAATATAGGTAAAAGTGTTATTAGAAGAACAGGTGTATCTATACCAGGTCAACCAAAAATGAACGCTAGTTTAGGAAGAATATTAGCTGAACATAATGACAGATTATTTAGTCCAGACATGGCTACAAGAATGAGAGCTAACGGAGAAAGTATTACAGGTGGTTTGTTAATAGGATCATTTGTAACGTTAGCAGTAGCAGCAGATAATCCAGAAGCACCTATAGCTTTAGTTGGAGGTGGTACTACATTTAATACTGAGAAGCGTAGACAGACACAATTTGGATTTAGAGAATTGCCATATAGCTTTAGATTTTTAAAGAAAACGAATGGTATGTTTGGTGAAGTCGTAAGAAATGAAGATGGTAGTCCACAATATACATATATAGATTTTATTTCTAGATTAGAACCTATAGCATCATTGCTTATGCTTGCTTCTGACTTTGCAAATGTAAGTAAGTTTCAAGGAGAAGAAGATGATAGAAACCTAGCAGCTACATTACGTGTATTAGTAGGTAACAACTTAAGTAATAAATACTTTATACAAAGTGTAGGTAATTTATTTGAGTTAATGAATAATCCAACCAGGTTAGAGTCTTGGTTAAGGCAACCTGCTAATTATATTGCAGCTATAGGTGCATATCCTATAGGTCTTAGAAAGAGTTTACGTAGGGCTAGAGGTGAAGATTGGACATCTACATTAGGTCAAGTCTATGAAAATGGTAAATTTATAGGTAAAGGTATGGGAATAGAAAAAGGTGAATTAGATCCACAAGAAATAAGTAAAGTAGATGCTGGTAATTATGAAGAAGATTTTATGATGGGTATGTTTGAAGGTAATGATTTAGGAAGTCTCAAAACAAAACGCAAACCATTTTTAATGAACTCATTAGATGTTTTAGGTACTATGGTTATGCACACAATTAATAATGATTTAGCACCTAGATTAAATCCATTATCAGGCAAGCCATATAAAAACTTCGGCACAATACCTTTTGTTGGTGGTGTGAGATATAGCGAAAGTAGTACAGATCCTAATGAAGTATTATTAAAAAAATATGATCTTAATTTAGTACCTGTATCAGATATTCTTAGTGAGAATAGCAGTATGGTTGTAAGTAATGTAAATTTAAAATCTAAAGAACTACATACATTAGAAAATCTTACATCCAGTATAAAAATAGATTCACCATTTGGAAATAACTTACAATTTAACCAGGCATTGTATAAGTTACAGCAGACAGAAGAATTTAAAAGATTTATGAAAAACTTTAATACACCACAAGATGATAGATTTCCTGATAATGAGTCATATGTAGAATTTCAAAATCAACAAAGAAGGTATATGAACAATATGATAAATCAACTTTATAGAGCCTACAAAGAACAAGCAGTTAATGTTTTAATAGATAGAAAGCGTGGACTTTTATCAAATGACTTTTATGATAGGGTTGAAGCTGGTAATAATCGTGAACGATTACGTATTATGAACGAGCAATCAACAAACGCTAGTGTACAAAATGTTAGCGGATTAGAAGATTTACTTAGGACTGTCTAATGGCTACTAACACCACCGCTACAGCTACAAACCATACAGGAAACGGTAGTACTACTAACTTTGCAATATCTTTTACGTTCTTAGCCAATGCAGAAATAGATGTAACAGTAGCAGGTGTATTAAAAACATTAGATACTCACTATACAATTAGCGGATCTACAATCACCTTTACTTCTGGTAACACGCCTGCTAATGGTGCTGCTGTAAAGTTTCAACGAGATACAAATATAAGTACAAAGAAAGTAGATTTTACGGATGGTAGTGTTTTAACAGAAACAGATCTAGATACAAATAGTGACCAGGTATTATTTGCTCAACAAGAGATTACAGATAAATTAGCAGGTATAGAAGAAGGAGCTACAGGAGATCAGACAAACGCAGAAATCAGAACAGCAGTAGAAGCTGCAACTGATAGTAATGTCTTTACAGACGCAGATCATTCTAAGCTAAATGCAATAGAAGCTTCTGCTACAGCAGACCAAACCGCAGCAGAAATAAGAACACTTGTAGAAAGTGCTAGTGATAGCAACGTGTTTACTGATGCTGAC